CGAGCAACCTGCCGCATCCATCTACGCAATACAACAGGATTTGCGGCGGCGTGCGCGTCAGTACAACTTATGCGGGCACCGAGTTCGTCGGCTTCAAAGTTGTCAGCGAAGAAGGCTATGCATCATGAGCAATATCCGATTGATTTGGGACAACGCCGTTGACCGTGCGTCACTCGTCGCGTCGAGCGAGTCCGGCTTACTCGTTGTCGGAAATCTACTATCGAACCTCAAGGCTAAAGTGTGGCGTTCACTCGATGTGAATGCCGGTGTCGCTTGTAGCTGGCCGCAATCAGAAACGATCAGTTGCGTCGTTGCTGCGTTCAACAACCTCACATCACAAGCCACGATGCGCGTGATCGGATACGCGAAGGAAACAGACACGACGCCTGCGTTCGACACCGCACACGTGCTGTGCGCGGCACCTCCGGGCCTGGGACAGTTTTTATGGGGCTCGCCCCTTGGCGAGAACTTCTATCAGCGTGGCGGTGCCTCTCTGTTCTCCTATGGCTATGGCGGTTATGGTGTCGTGTGGATACCGGGCAACTACGCTGTGCGCAAGCTCGAAGTGCACATCTTCGATCTGACCAATCCAGACACGTACATCGAAGTCGGACGACTCATTGCCGGTCCGGTGTGGTCGCCGAAATATAACTTCAACTTCGGACACAGCGTCTCGTTCATTGATTCGAGCAAGAGCAAGCGCACTGAAGCAGGCGACTTGCGCAGCGAGCGCGGACCGAAGTGGCGACGCGTTGAGTTTGAACTCGGCAACATGGATTCTGCGGATCGTGCCGCGTTGCTGCGGCTTGCTCGTTTGAACGGTACGACAGAACCGTTGTTCGCGAGCCTGTTCCCAGAAGACGACGACAAGTTGCTCGAACAGAGCTATCAACTGTGGGGCAAGTTTGCGGACAGCACGCAACTGTCTCAACCCAATTACGACATTTATGCCGCGAGAATCGCGATGGAGGAAGTGTGATGGCAACAAGCAATCGCCCCTTCGACTATGGTCGCAAAGACTACATCGACAAGCTGAATAATCTATACAACACCGGCATACCGCGTGTGCGCACTGACCCAGCGAACCCGGATGCTGCGGGCACCGATGTGACAGCAAGTAGACAGATGAAGCTCGGTGACAATGGATGCTGCGTCGATTGCAGGGGCACAGGCATAACTATCTCATTCGCTGCCGAGTGTTTGGTCGACGGCTTCGCAGTCACCATTAACGCTGTGTCGGGCGGCTCGGTGACGATCAGCACTGCCTCTCTCGGCGTGAACTTCTTGGATGGCGCAACGTCATCGAAGACGATGTCGGTCGGTAATGCCGCAATCATTTCGAGCGACGGCATCGGCTTTCGCATCTTCCGCATGACGGCGGCGTGAGGCAATCATGGGCATACGATTCTATGGAGGTTTGCCGATCAGAGTGCCGCCCGCTACGGTGTTGCCGAGTGCGTTGCCGGTCAACACCGTGCCAGCGGGACAGACTACCTACATCGACACGACGAAGCGCTTTCGAGTAGCGGACAGCAATCCTGTCAAGGTTGCCGATAACGATTCACCACTCGTCACAGCGACGCTTACTTGTTCTAGCGGCATACTCGAAGTTATACCGAATGTGGGCGTGATCGTTTCCAACAACATCAGCACTCGCGTTGTTGTCATGGGCTCAACTACGAACGTAAATCGCGCATTCGACGGTTTACGTTGGACACCGACACCGGCATTCAGTGGCACTGCAACGATCACTCTGCGCACGAGCGACGGTGACAACATTGATACCGACACTTTCAACGTCGTTGTGTCAGGTACAGCACCGCCTTATGTGCCGCCTGGGCCAACGAACTCTGTGCCGTCAGGGACGAAGATGGTGCCGTATGGCTACACGCTCAACTTCTCAGGCGACGGCATCACTGTGTATGACCCTGATGTGGCGACGCTGACAACGACGCTCACGATGGTCGGTGGCATTGTTCACGTGACGCCAAGCGGCGCAGCCGTGACCGGCAACGATACAGGGCTCGTCACTCTCGTGGGCACACAGACGCAGATTAGTGCAGCACTCGGCACGTTGATCTTCACGCACAACGGCGGCTTCTGGGGCTACGCTAAGATAACAGTGTCGACAAACGATGGTCCGAAGACAAGTGCGAACGACATCAACATTGTTGTCGGTGTGCCTGCACTGCCGCCTGTGCAACTCGTGCCGCCACAACCGTTCTCGGTATCTGGCTTTACTGCGGGCTCGAACATCAAGTTCACGAGTGGTCCCGGTCCTGACAATTCGATGAAGATCACCGCTGCCTATAAGATGTCGCTTCGCACAACGATCTCGTGCGGTCACGGCATCATTAAATATGACGCCAATGCCACGGGCTACACGAATCTCGCCGATGGTTGTCCGACGAAGGTGCTCTATGGTTATTGGAACGGTGCCGCTGCGACAACGATGCGACAGATAAACAATTATTGGAATGTCATTGGTATGGCGCGTGCACGCAATGCCGGTTCCGGCCTGGGCGGCGGTGCTGTGTCCTGGCCCTATGCAACGGGCAATGCGGGCGTGCCGCTACCGCACGATGTTCAATTCATTCGAGCCTGCGGCAAGCCTGTCTTGCTCGTTGTCGGCGGGCCTGGGTATGGCTTCAACTACACGACGCGAGCGCAGTCGGATGCCTTGCTTGGCTCGCTCATTCCGTTGATCTATGCAATGGGTGGCGTCGACGGCATCGACATTCAGTTTTACGACGGCGACTTAACTGGCTTGAGCCTCACAACGGAAGCTGTCTATATCGCGCAGCAATTGAAGGCAGCATACGGTTCGAAGTTCATGATTGTTTATTCATTCAGGCAAAACCCAGCGTCGCAGCAAGTGAAGGACATTGCTGTCGCTTTGCACAATGCAGACTGCTTGACGTTAGTTCAACAGATATTCATGGACAATGCAGCGAACAAAGTGGCGAATGCTGTATCAAGCAAGGTTCTTCAGTTCATAACGGACACGCAAATTCCACGTAACAAACACATGATTGGCATGTCGCATAACTATGACTACACGAACAATCTCACCCTAGCAGAAGCCGTGAATGCATATCAACAAACGAATACGGTCAACACCGCCTTTCGTGGCGTGTCCTGTTGGTCTATTGACCTAGATGCTGCGGTAACTGGCTCATTCAGCACAGAGTTCAAATGGACGCAGCTTGGCTATACCTTGACTGACAAAGGTACGGCACTCATAACAGGACACTCAACGAGACAAGTGACGCTCACGGGCGACTACCAACAAATTAACTCGGCGTTGGCATCGTTCTACTATTATCCGGACCTTAACTATCAAGGCCCGGACCCTGTTGTCATGACGACAACCGATGGCACGCTATCGGACACGGACTCGATCAATGTCACTGTGATGAATTAAATGTGGGATGAAGTACAGCAATGGATACTTCGCTTCGCCGGTGTTGCGGGTGCTCTCGTGTCGATGCGCTTTGTGAGTGGGTCACTCTTCGAGCGTGTGCTCATGGTGATCGGCGGCGCGTTCTTCTCGTTCTACGCAACTGAGTGGGTCGCGCAATGGCTCGCGTTGCCGCAGGGGCTCACGGGCTTTCTCCTGGGGCTGTTCGGCATGTCGGTGCTCTCTCGCGTGTGGGAGTGGGTTCAATCGACGAATGCTGTGTCGGGCTTTCTCGATGCATGGTTGAATAGAGGCAAGCCGAAGGATAAATGACATGATGCTCGATGCTTCTTTCGTGTCGTCGGCGTGCTGGTTCTTCATCGGCACGACGGCTATCGTCGCGAGCTTCAACGGCATGGTGCGCAAGACCGTGCTCGAATGCATTGCACTCGGCGGCGTCAGCCTGGGCGCGTTCTCACGATCCTACTATGTCTACATGCGGCAAGAGACGGACCCTGATGCGCTTTGGATTTCGATTGCGCTCGCGATCTATTGCCTTGCCATGTGGTACAAACTCGTGTGGGTTATTCCACACCGGCCCGATTACAAGCCGCCACCGAAATCGCCTTACTACTGATGGCAAACATCACGCTCACAGACTACATCGTCAAGCGCAATGTGCGGGCGTTCCTGTGGGCGATTCGATATGGCGAAGGCACGCAAGGCGAGAACGGATACCGCACGCTGTTCGGTGGTCAATTGTTCAAGGGTCCGGACGGTGTCTATGGCACGTTCGACGACTTCG